CTTTGTTTGTTGGTTCCTTTCATCTTTGGCAGTCAAGCTTTCGAATGCCTCTATAGCTCATTGGTTAGAGCAATGCTCTTGTAAAGCATAGAGATCAGTTCGATTCTGATTAGAGGCTCGAAGAAGACAAGCTTTAGTACAAAGTTTTGCTCACTTTGACTTTGTACTGAATTATTTCCTTCCTTGTTGCATAATAGTTGCTTGTCTTCTTCATTTGCCTCTGTAGTTCAGTAGATAGAACACGGGCCTTCTAATCCCGGTGTCGCAGGTGCAATTCCTGTCAGGGGCACTACAAACTAAGACTAGCAATTTGTTAGAGAAGATGGTGTTCTCTTTCAGTTCTGCATTGTCTTGAAAGTTTGCATAAGAGCTTTTATCGATTGCAGGAAAGTTCTTAATGGCAAGGTTTGCTAGTCAGTCTTGTCCTATCTAAAATGTCTTTGAGTATGCGTATTAGACATATATTGCAATCGTACTTGCCCCGGTAGCTCAGAGGAAGAGCAGGTGCCTTTTAAGCACTGGGTCCGGATATCGTAATTCCGTCGGGGCACTAGCAACGGCATATCTTGTCTGCAGTATTCAGATGTAGCTGGCTACAGTATGGCTAGACTCTATACCGTTGCTCCTCCATTCTTTATGTCTGGAGGGAATTCAGATGAATGCATTTTACATTTGATTCTGAATAGTATATAATAATATATAGGCCATAGATAAGCACAGATATAGAAAGGCACAGTAATGGCTGGAAAATATGACAATTACTTCAAAGACTATGAGAATCAAGTAAAGAGCTCTGTCTTTACTGGATATGCAGACAAGCAGATGAATTGGATTTCGGTGTCGAAAAACTCGCCGATGGCGTATGTGCAGCTTCTTCAAGATGAACTGCTTCCAGTTCCATTCCATTCTTATGTAGAGCTTTCAAATGGCAAGCATGCAAGTTTTGCTTGTCGTAAATTTGTTCATGAAGAATGCAAGATTTGCGACAATCTTGATCATCTGAACAAAGAAGCTGGAGCACGAACTTCATACATTGCAAATGCAATCGAATTTCAGACAGTCGGTCCACGACAGTTTGTGCCAGTCATGATTGACTACAAGGTATCGAAAGATACTGGTGAAGAAGTCTTGAAAGAGTTCCCAAATCTAAATGTCATCAAAGACAATGATGCATATACTTTCCAGAAATTGCCAAAGATTGGTGTTCTGACTGGTAAGCGAGCTATCAATGATGCCTTGCCGCTTATCATGACTCAGTTTGGTCAAATTCAGGGAGAGATTATTTGCATTTCTCGTTCTGGTCAAGGGCTTGAGACTAAGTATACAGCAATGCGTATTGACGATTCGAATCTGAATCTTGATTCTGAGCCAGTCAAAGCTGCTATCAAGCTGTCTAAGAACATTGAAGACTACATTGATGACTACATCTCAGAAGACAAAGTCAAGTCTGCATTCCCAAGCTTCTTTAACGATGCTAAGACTTCTGAACAGTCTAGCAATGATAGCGAAGCTAAGAATGACAGTGCTGCATCTGAAAATGCTAATACTTCAACAGACACAGATAGTATGTCTGACAAGGAAATGGAAGACTTGATTGCTAAGATGTACAATGGTTCTAGCAACTGAATAGAATCATGGTCTAAGTTTCAGATGAATTAGATAGGGGAGAGGGTGTCATATTGAATATGGCACCCTTTACTTTTTGGAGAACAAGATGGCGACAGCATTAGACAAGTTCATAGCAGGAATGCAGACTAAGTATGGTTCGAATTCTGCAATGAAGCCGACAGAGATGCCAGACAAGGGCATAGTGTCTACAGGCTCTTTAGCGATAGACTACATGGTGTCATCAGAACGAGGCTTTGGAGTTCCACGAGACATAGTATGGGAGATCGGTGGAGCTCCTGGCTGTGGTAAGTCTACATTGTCAATGAATGTAGTCAACAATATCTTGAATTACGAGTTTGAACGAGCAAAGAAGAAAGTCAGGCTTGAAAAAGCTGTCAGAAATGGTGACGCTCAGAAAGAAAGTCTAGACTGGTTCAGCAAATTCTTTGACAATCAGTCATATGACTTGCATGTATTTGCAGAACCAGAACTGAACAAGCTGATAGATGAGTACGATCTTGATGACAAAGATATCGATCATGCTATCAAAGATGTGATGCGAAATGCATTGTACTGCGACATTGAAGGACGATTCGATCAGCATTGGGCAGCGAACTTCATAGATGACAGGTGGCTTGAAAACAAGTTTGCTATTATGAGGCCAAATACTATCGAAAATGCTACTACTATGTATGTAGAAGCACTTCGGACTGGAATGTTTGGTGTAGCAGTGATCGATTCTATTGGTGGAGCACCTACAGAACGAACATTTTGGAAAGACGCAGAATCTGGAAATGTAGGCGGTAATGCTCTTGGTGTCACAAGATTTGCAGGCTTTGCTCAGAACATGTCTTCAAAATTTACATGTTTGACAATAGGAATACAGCAAGTCAGAGAGGATCTTTCTGGCTATCATCAATATCTTGTGCCTGGTGGCGTTGCATGGAAGCATGCTTGTTCTCTTCGTATGGAGCTGAAGCGAAAGAACAAAGAGGTCGTATATGATCTTGAGCCTGGGACAGTCGATCAGTACATTCAAGTAGGATACGGTCTGACTGCTAGACTTCATAAGAACAGTGTAGGCTTGTCAGGACGAGAGGCTCATACGTGGTTCTATACGTTCCCGTCAAAGTATGGCGAACCGGGGTTTGACAAGATTCAAGACGTCATAAGGCTAGCTACACTTTCTGGTGTCATCGTAAAAGGCGCTTCTGGCGTATATCAGTCAGATCTGTTTCCGAATGGCAGAATTCGTGGCTATGACAAAATGGCTGGCTATATCAAAGACAATGAAGACGTCTACAAGAAAGTCGAAGCAGATATGAAGACTAAGCTTATGCATGGTGACATCAAAGACTTTGTTTCGAATTTTGAAGATGAAGGGAATATTGACCCTGAGACGGGAGAACTGAAAGCTTGAAGGCTGACTGGCAGAAGCATGAGCGACAGGTCAACAAAGAGCTGTCAGTAGATTCTACTCTTGCATCTGGAAGATTCTGGGGTGACAAAGGAGATGGCGCTACTTATGAGCATCCAGATGATGACAGTCGCTTTCAGCTTCAAGTAGATGAGAAGTGCACTACTCATAAGACGTATACTGTAGATGTACAATACATGAATGATTGCGTCAGAAGAGCTGCATTGGAGGGTAAGACATTCTTGCTTCCAATCAGATATCAGCTTGGAGAAGACGATTCAGACGTCTTTGACTATGTAGTCTTAAGACTTGCAGATTTCAAGTTCATGTTGGGATTCGATCAGTTGAAGACTGCTAAAGAAAAAGTCGCAGATGCTAGCAAAAAGTTGTCAGACATGAAAATGACTATGTCGCCATTGTTTGACAAGCTTGATGCTATGACCGAATCGGACAATCTTACGACTAAGCAGAAAATGCTCATTTGGACTGCTGTAGATGCATTCAATGAACTAATGAGAACGAAGTAGACAATGGCTAGCAATGCTCTTTCTCTTGTTTCTGGACTAGCTCAGAGCAAGAGTCTTTCAGACAACAGTGTCTGCCCAATATGCGACTTGCCAGCACTGACTAGACGAGATATAGAAGAAGCTATGGCTTGTGGTGTTTCAGACAGGGTTCTGAAGCACATGCTAAGAGAGAAGTTAGACTACGAGATTCCATCTGCAATAATAGCTCAGCATATCGAACATCTTCCTGCTAGATACTATACATATCATCAGATCATATCTGAAAAAGCTAAGGAAGCTGGAGTTTCGATAGACGATCCAGATCAAGACAAGCTTACGCCATTGGCGTATCTGAACAATGTCTTGCACGATGCTCAAAGAACTCTTGTAGCCAATCCTGGCACTACTAATCAGATGGTAGGCATTAACGTTGCAAAGACATTGCTAGACATTCAACAAAATCAAGAGTCTCAGCAAGATGCAATGCAATGGGTTCTCAAATTCAAGCAGCTTGTCAATGCAATTAAGTTAGTCTGCAACCAAGATCAGATTGCTAAAATTCTAGAGATGGTGGACAAGCAGAATGAATAAAGATGATGAGCTTCCAGTAGCGCATAAAGAGGCAGAGGCTCTCAAAGCTTTTGAAGATGCTAGGGAAGCTGGACAACTGCTGCCATGTCAATTGCTTCCACCATCATATTTCATGATACCTGTAAAGATATGGGTGCCAGTATCTGATGTCAATTCTCTATATGCAGTAGCAGATGCTTGTGCAGCTTGTCCATTGAGAGAGCAATGCGAAATGCTTGGACAAGATGAGGGGTATGGAATATGGGGCGGAGTTGGTAGAGACAAATGGGCTTTTAGACGTCGCATATATGAAGGCGATTGGCCATATGACTGATTTTACATTTTAATATGAATGGTATATAATATAATTATGGAAAACATAATAAATACAATGAAAATGACAAACGATTTTGATAATGCACTGAAAGCACAAGAGCAGCTTCAGCTCGCATATGGAATCAATTGTCACGCCAAAGGAAAAGAACGAAATGAAGTCTTGAAGGACTATATTTTCTGTGCTACAGATGAGCTTCATGAGGCTTTGCGATCTTTTGCTTGGCGTTCTTGGTCTACCAAAGAAGACTACAATTCCGATCGTGTAAAAGAAGAGCTTAGAGATGTGTTCCAGTTTTTCTTGAACATGATGCTTATAACAGACATGACTCCAGAGGAACTGTTCAAGCTTGTCAAAGAGAAGCAGCAGGTCAATTGGAATCGCATAAAGAACGATTACGGTGAACGAGTCGAAAATCAGGAAGATGAGCAATGACAGAGCTTCAGGAATTTGAATGCAAGTTCTGTCATAGGATATGCAGCAATAAAGCAGGTCTTACAAGACATCTGAACAGACAGCATTCTGAAGACATCAAAGCTGAAGATAAAGATGTTGAAAAAGCTTTAGGCATATCACATGAATCTTTGCGATATGAATATCTTTCTGACAAAGATGCAAATTATGTCTATCAAGAATATCCTGAAATGCGGAACAAGAACTGGTGTCCGACTTGTGATGGCAAGAATGAGAATTGCGATCATGAACTTCAGAGAAATCTAGCTAAGCATTATGCTAATGCTGGCATTGGCATGACATACATGCGAATCGGATGGAAAGACTTCTATGGCAATGAAGATGTCAGGAAGTTCTGCTATCGATTCATGTCGAATGTCAAGTCGTTCAAAGAGAACGATATGGCTATGTGCCTGCTTGGTTCTAATGGTATTGGCAAGACGACATCTGTATCATTGTTGTTCAAGGACTTAGTGTTGATGGGGTACAAGCCGTACTTCACTACATATCAGAAGCTAGTTACTATGCTTGGAGATTCGTTCTACAATTCTGAGGTCAAAGAACGATATGCAGACAAGATTCTTCGTTCACCGTTCTTAGCAATAGATGACATTGGCAAGTCTATGAGTAATAGACTGACTCAAACAGCATTAGACAATGTATTGAGAGAACGAGTTCAGGCATCTAGACCAACATTCATAACGTCAAACATGAATACTGCTGAGATATTCAGAGAATATGGACGTTCGTCTTTCTCTTTGATAGTTGAGACGTCAGTCATATTCGAATTGCAAGAGCAACAAGACGTCAGGAGCAAGATAAAGAACGAGAAGTACAAACTAGCAAAAGCTGGAATCATCAAGCCAATTGTCTGACTAGAAAGAAAAGATCTGAATTGCCATCTGTAGATCTAGAAAACGAAGCTGTAGCTCTTCTTACAAATCGTGATGCATTAGCTAAAATGTGGAGTCTTGGACTTAGAGCAGTCCATTTTGACAGGCTTGACACTAAAGCTGCGTTCGAATTTGCAACAAAGTATTGGAGAGACTCGAGTTTTGAGACAGCTCCAACTAAGAAAGCTTTGCAAGACAATGTAGATAGTATTGTCATCAAAGATCCAGAAGAGTCTCCAGTATATGTCGTCAACGAACTGAAGAGAAAGTATGCTGCTAGACTTGCAACTAAGGCAATACTTGAAGCAGGAGAGACAATAAGGTCTGATCCACAAGATACCATATCTAAGCTTTCAGATGCTCTGTGGGGAATTAGAGTCAAGACTAAAGAACGCAAGAACAGCACAGATCTTATTTCAGACATTCAAGTCAGAAGACAGAAATATGAAGCTAGAGCTAAGCGAACAGAAGCTGGTATTCTTGGTGAATCGTTGGGATTCGATGAGATAGATGAAATGACTTCTGGAATACGACCAGGAGAGCTTGTAGTTCTTGCAGCAGGACAGAAAGTCGGCAAGACTTGGTATTCTCTTCAGATTGCTAAAAGAGCTATAGAACAACATCATTCGTGTCTGTATTTCACACTTGAGATGAATACAGACGAGATGGCAGACAGATTTGAAGCTTTGCTTTCAGAAGTGTCATATAACAGACTTGACAAAGGACGACTTACAGTCAAAGAAGCAAAAGCTCTGTACGATGCTCAGGAGAATGAGAAGAATCTGGGAAAGATACAGTTCATAAAGCCACAGTTTGGAGACAGAACTGTAGAGAACATGATTCGAATAGCCAAAGACTTCGAACCAGACATTATGATAATTGATCAGCTGTCATTCATGGAATCGAACAGAGGTATGTCTAGGTCTGAACAGGCAGCGTCTGTAGTCTTGGAACTCAAATCAGCTATCAGTCAAGATGAAGACTGGATGGTACCGACAGTATTGTTAGCTCAGTTCAATCGTGGTGGAGCAAATGCTGGTGAGAATGTAGAAGCCACTAGCCTAGGATTGACGAGTGAGCTCGAACGCACTGCTGACAGTGTGATTGCATTATCTCAATCTAAAGAACAGAGAGCTTCAAATGCAATCATATTGCAGATTTTGAATGCTAGACGATACGACTTGGGGAAGTTTTTGCTAAAACGAGAGCTATATGAGAAGACTAAGTTCACATTCATCAAAACAATGAATGAGAACGAAGTAGATTCCGAAGAATCTTCTAAAAATTAGTATGCCTTCAATTAGAGTTACAGGCTCTCGCGATGCAATTCTAGCTTTTGCAAATGGAGATTGGGGTGGCATGGAAGACTCTATACAGCCTCCTGTAAAAGTTGCATAATTCAAGATTGTTCTCTGTGAATCTCTGAATACTAATATATATAATTATATGGATCAATATTCAGAGGTTCACAGAGATTAACGTCGTAATTCCTAGAATGCTTCTAGACAATATGTAAGAATGATATATGAAAGATTTAGAAGAATCATCTCCAGTATGCGAGATGAGTAAGAATTCAGATGGGAAGACTGTATTCAGATGCTTCTTGAAGTCTAAGAAATGCAGGAAGTTCGTGACAGAATGGCATTCTAACATGAAGAATGCAGTAGAAGAACTGAACATTCTTATTGGAGGTGATGAATGATGCCAAGGCTAGCTCCAGTGACTGCAATGCAACTTGTAAAGAAGTATCGTCCAGATTCTTCGATTCGATGGAACTCGTCTTGGCTTTAGCTCATTCATAGCTGTATCATCGATACAGTCATACCACATCATCTTCATGGTGATAGAAATGCTTCTGCAGGCATAAACTGCAAGACTGGTGCATACAACTGCTTTACGTGGTCTGATCATTCGATTTCTTTTAGAGAACTTTGCAAGATACTTCACGAAGATTATGACTTCGAATCAGAGACTGTCATCAAAGATGATGACTTTGGTAAAGCGATAAAAGAGAAGTTTGCACCACAGACAAAAGAATATAAGCTCAATCTAGACATCTATAGTACAGCTCATCATTGGTATATGACAGATATTCGTGGCTTTTCAGACAATGTGTTAGACATAGCAGGAATACGATATGACCAGTATACTGGACGAATAGTCATACCAATATGGGAAGCGTCAACTTCTAATGAACGAAAGCTGGTTGGCATACAGAAAAGACGAATACAAGATCCGTCTATTGATGGCAACCACTATCAGAAGTATGAGAATGATAAGGGTTTTGTCAAGACAGACCATGTCTATGCGATAGAGAAACTTGATTTGTCTAAGCCCCTGATGGTAGTCGAATCGACTATGTCTGTATTGAAAGCTTGGGACTACGGAATCAAGAACTGCTGTTCTGTGCTTGGCTCTCATCTATCTAGATATCAGACAGACTTTTTGAAGCAGTTTCCAGAATTGATGCTAGCATTAGATGGTGATATGTCTGGAATGCGTGGCACTAGAAGCTTGCTGAAAAAGCTGAATGGAAGTCAAGTGCGAATCTTAGACAATCGTTGCTATGGCAGTGACGATATTGCAGATATTGGTAGAAACAAGACTTTTGAACTGATAATGTCGTCATTGACACCATTTCAATGGACAGAGAAGTATTCTAAGGCTATCGACCAGTGGATGCAGCAAAAGATTGAAGCTAAGAAAGCTTTCTGACTGCCATTTCATTTTACTTTTGTATCAGAATATTATATAATATAATAAATAGTTATAGAATGAAAGGATAGTCATGGCAAAAGCTACTACGCTTCAAGAACTGCTAGATTTCGTCAATGACAAGAATCATGTCGAATACAAAGCTCTAGCAGAAATGACAATGGACTCTACTGGTCTAATCAATTTTGATGAAAGGAAGTACGAGCTTTCGCCGAATGCTATGAATTGTCTTGCAAAATTGACTGGCATTCCAAGAAAGTTCTTCAGAGAGCTTCCAGCAGATCTTAGAGCTGTCAACTACAATTACTTCATAAAGCGATCTGAAGCTACTGTCTATGTATCGATTTCAGAAGACTTGATTTCTGAGATTCGAAATTCAGAAGCTGAATGGACAGTTCAGAGACTGATAGAGATGGCTGCAAATGCTATGGGTAGTGACGCCTATGTCATTCAACCATATCTTGGTCAGAAGTCTATCTCTTTCTATGTCTTCAGAGAGGAGACAGAGAACACTGTCCTTGGAGAAGTCTGCAAGGGCATTGTCATCAATACTTCTGTAGACAAAGGCAAATGGTGCTATGCGAATCCAATTCTTGTCAATCCGCTAGATGAGACTGCTATTGAATTTGACGTGTCTGAACTAAGAGATGACGCTGGCATTGACAGACTTGATCTAGAAGCAGACATTGATTTTGCTTGTCATCAGGGGTATGATTTCATTGACAGAGTGCTAAAGAACAACAGTCACGATGTACTTGAAGACGTTCAGCATTTTGCATCTAATTATGGTACTAGAGTCGGTCTAGCTGTAGCTACTAAGCGAGCTATTGTAGAAGAAGTCATGCTAGCTCAGACTAATACTGCTTCTGGAATAGCATTGGCAGTAATGATGTCTGAAGGTAGAACAAGCTCATATCGACAGTTCACGAAGCTTGCCAGGATGGCAAGTCTTGCATTCTTTGCTACAGATCCAGAATATTGCGATCATTGTCATCAGGAACTTCCTGAAAAAGAGATGACAGAAGCAGAAGCTGCAGGAATCAACGAGGAGCTAGTCTGATGAAAGAACCATTTGTTTCAATTCTTGTCCCTGTCTACAATCAAGAAAAGAAACTTCATAGAGCCTTAATGTCTATAGACAACGCTATTAGCAAGTCTGCATACAAAGATATTCAAGTCATTCTGTATGATGATGGTTCTACAGACCTCTCGTCTTATATCATGCATGATTGGGAAGAAAAGAAGTCTTGTCTCGATGATCAGCATTGCAATGTCAAGACGATAAATGGCAGACAAAATGCTGGCTATGGTCATGCAATGAATGAGATGCTAGAAGCTGCAGATGGAAAGTATATTGGCATTCTAGAACCAGATGATGAACTTGCAGAAAACTATTTCAATGTCTTCTATGACATCGTCAGCGTTTCTGATTACGATGTCATCAAAGCAATGTATCTGACAGACAATGAAGAATGCAGTCTTGCAAAGCACGTTCGATCTGAAGGCCTTGCTGGTTCGTGGAACAAAGACTTTCCAATAGAGTTGCTTATGCATCATCCTTCAATTTGGTCTGCAGTCTATAGAGCAGATTTCTTGAAAGAGAATGACATAAAGTTTGAGCAAGCTCCTGGTGCAGGCTGGGTAGACAATCTGTTCTTGTTTGAGACAATACTGCTAGCAAAAAGCATTTACATTTCAGACGATATCGTCTATTCGTACAGTAAGACACAGACTGACAATTCTATGGTCAATTTCAACGCAGACGTTCCAATTAGACGAATGTATGCTGTCAGGAACTGGTTGAAGCTGTTCTATCATGCGAAGACAAGAGAAGACATTCCAGAAGACGTATTGTACGCATTCTCATTCAGAGTGGCTCAATACATAGATTTGATAGTCAACAAATATCGTGTTGCTTCTGAACAAGCTATTCAGATGCTTGTAGATGGTCTTGTACAGTGGTGTTCTGTCAAGCTACTGCGCAAGCATGGCAACAACAGTTACGCGCATCTGCTGCAGATGTATTGCGACTAGTACTATGTTTGTGTAATTTTTAGTATTTTATGTGCATCTTACTTCATTATTGTACTTTTGTGTGGTATACTGGTATTTGCAGTTAGGCTATTTATACTATTTAATTTTTGAAAGGGGGTGTTCTCAGTGTACAACTGCTTTAAGAAAGATACTTTGGTGGAGACCGAGTTAGTCAAGAAAGGCAGTCCATTGTGGGGTTTCTGTAAAGAAGTGACTTTTGTGGCTGCTTCAATACGAAACAGAATCCTCTACCTCTTCCGTCAGGACTTTTTCGAGTCTAAAAAGAGTGGCAGTGGGTATTCTTATTCATTGTCTGGTTATATCTCTGAAGTAGCTAGGTTGTATGCTGAAGAGCGAAAAGAGTCTGTTGTAGACTCTAATGGCAATAGGGTTCCCCCAGGCAAGTTGGTGAGTAATGTAGGAAGAAGTCTTACTGCTGATGTAACTTCTTTTCGTGCTCTCATGGGTTTGTGGTATGGGGAGAATCACGGAAATCTTACTGGAAGACCTAGAATACCTAATTACTCTGGTGCCAGAGGTAAGGAGAAGGCTTACAAGGCTGAGTTTAATAACCAAATGATATCTGAGTTGCCTTGTGACAAAATTACAAAGCAGGGTAAGAGGCTCTATAGGTATGTAATCATGCCTAAAACGTATAACATCGAATTCTATGCAGTTCATCAAATAAAAGCTGTTACCGTAGTGAAGTCGGGTAATGGCTTTAAGCTGTTGAAAATGTATGATTCGGAGTACGTACAGAGTCAAGACTGCCTTCTTTACAATCTTGACCTGTGTGAGGATAATGGGAACTACCTGTCTATAGACCTAGGTGTGAGCAACCTCATCACCATGGTGGGTATTTCCGATAGAGAGATTCTCCCGTCTTACATACTTTCTGGACAGCCGTTGAAGTCAATAAATCGGCAGTGCTTCAGGGTCGTTAGTAAGCTTAATCAGTATTTGGATAATACTAACAAGAATAGAGGAAAGGGGGTGGCAAGGCAAAGTAAAAGTACTCACAGAATAAAAGCTGCTTGGAGTAAGCGTAAGAGGCAGTCTGATGCTATTCTTCATGAGTATACCTCTAGCGTGGTTAATTACGCAGCGGAACACGGAATTTGTAGAATCTATGTAGGTTACAATCCGAAAATTACGCAAAAGGCCAGCTTGGGTAGGAAGAATAATCAGATGTTCGTCTCTATGTGCTGGGGTCAAATAATATCTCAGCTTAAGTACAAAGCAGCTAAATATGGTATTCTGGTTTTAGCATGTGATGAGTCGTATACGTCTAAGTGCAGCTTCCTTGATAATGAGTACCCTAGGAAGCACGATGCTTATCTTGGCAGTCGTGTGAAGCGTGGTCTGTTTAGGACCGCTCAGGGTATTCGCTGGAATGCCGACGTGAACGCGGCTTGGAACATTCTAGTTAAGAATAACGATAATGTATCCTCAAACCTTGATAGGAACGAGGTAGAGAGGTTCGTAGTTGACCCTGTGGTTCTTATCCCTTCTGGGTTTAATAGAGATAAGAATGACGCTGCATCTGGTAAATCTGGGTGTGGTGTTACTGAGAATCGCCACGAATTGAATTTGGTTCCAGACCATCTGTCCTAAGATGTCCAAATCCAAGTAACTATCAGCACAATCTTTGGCTAAAGGACTGATGATGAATATTGAAAAGACTTGGCAGGCTTTGATGCTGATGAAAGATGACATGTCTGCATCTGAGACTGAACGTGAAAATGCTGTACGACTTCTGAAGAAGTTTGACAAGACGAAAATCTGGACAGATCAGACTATAATAGCAGATGAAGTGCTATCTTTGCCAGATCTGTCAAACAATGCATTGAATCTGATTCGTTCTGTGCTGACTATGAAATGCAGAGATGTAGCAGTAGTCTTTTATGAGAAGCAGAATGAGTTTCATGCCTATGGCAATCCATCTGCAGTACTCGTCATAAAGATGTTCTGCGACTATGCTACTAAGTTGTGCACAGCAGACAAAGACTCTAAGAATGTAGCTGTCTTTGAGCAAGTCTTAGATCTGCTTGTGTTGCAGTCAGATTCGATGGCAATAGTGCAGGCGTCTAAGAAGAATTTGTATTCGTCTTTGCAGTCAAAGTTTGATGCAGTGCCTCAGTATGTCACTGTAGCTAGAACAGGAAAGCGAGACAAGAATTTTGCATTGAAGCAGATGCGTGAGAAGCCCTTCAATTTTACAAAAGCTAATTGATGGTATATAATATATATAAATATTTAGTTAGTAAAATGAAAGTTTAGGAGGCTATCATGGCAAAGGAACAAGTCAAGGTTCTCGTTCAGAAGGAAGACATCAAAGCTCTTTCTCAAAAAGAGTTGTATTCTTTTGGACAATCTATTGTACATGCAGATACAGCAAAAGATGTTGTCGAAGAGAATCTTTCTGCTTTTGATGGCATCAATAAGACGCTAACAGGCATTTCTGACAAGAAGATTGCTCTTGATAGCAAGTCTGCAGACATTCTAGCAAGGGCTTACATTTCAGCTCAATACATTCAAGCTGCATCTACAGTACAAATTGACGAAATCAAAGCTGTTGTTCGTAAAGAGCTTGAAGATACTGGACGACTTGAAGTCAAGGCAGAATCTTGCAATCTGAAGTTTGCATTGTCTGCACCAAAGACTACAGTGACTTACGATCTGCCAATGCTTAAAGAAGAACGACCTGAAGTCTATCGAGAGGTCACTAATCGAGCTGGCAAGCCAATGAAGAAAGCCGATCGAAAGGCGTTGGAAGATGAGATTGCTGCAAAACAAGTTGAACTTGCAGAACTGAATAAGAAGCTTGTAGAAGACAATGCTGCTCAAGAAATCGTTTTCAGTTCAGATCTTCTAGATGCTAAGATTGCAAATGACGATACTCTTGCAAAGTACAGGACTTCAGTCACAGCCTCTAAGAACTTCTATTTCAAGAACTACAAGTGATGTTGGAGATTGAAAGTGCTTCTGTCTGATTATGATATTGAAAAACTGCACAGTGATTGTCCAGATCTGATTGTACCATGGCAAGATGACAGTCTTCAACCTGCTAGTTATGACATGTCTTTGGGAGACGAGATAATAAGACCAGATTATGGTCAGGTCTGGCCAAAAGCTAGAAAAGTAGAACATGTCGAATCTTCTAGAGTATCTATCGACTGCAGTCAAGGCTATCGACTTCTTCCAAAAGAGTTCGTACTTGGTACGACAAAAGAGACAGTGCATGTTCCAGACTCGATTGGCGCTAGATTTGAAGGAAAGTCTTCTCTTGGCAGAATTGGTCTTATGACACATGTGACAGCTGGCTTTATAGATCCAGGGTTTAATGGTACCATAACAGTAGAGATCTGTAATGTTAGCGATAACATCGTATATCTTGAAAGTGGCATGAAGATCGGGCAGATCTGCTTTTATGAATTGAAGACTAGATCAAACAAGCCTTATGGCAAAAGAGGAAATCATTATCAGGCTCAAAACGGTGTAACACAAGCGTATTTGACAGATGTCATTCGCTCTTAGAACTGTATATTATATAATATTAATATACAATATGTAAACTATATTGTTTTCACAGAATCATTCTAGTAAACATGGTAGAATTGCCAATTAATAATTAACCATATACTAGAAAACAAGCAAGATTTGATGAGCAATCTATGAAATTGAAAGGCAAAAGAATGGCACATGAAGCTATTGTTAGCCGCGATATGACAAGAGAAGCTCGTGGTGCAATCATTTGGGATATGAGACGAAATCAGAAGATGACAAATACTGAGATTGGAGAAGAGTTTGGTCTGTCTCGTGTTCGTATCTGCCAAGAATTCAAGTTCTACATTGAGACACCAGAAGGCATGAAGAAAGAGTCTGATTTCATGGCAAAGAAAGCTGAAATTGCAAACAAGAAAAAGATGTCTGTAGTCGAACGTCAAGAAGCTAGAATCAAAGAACGTAATGACAAAGCTATTCGAATTCTCAGTGGTTTGATCGATGGCAAGACTGTGAAAGAAGTTGCAGACAGTGAAAAGCTGTCTGTAAGCAGAATTCATGGCATCATCAATCAGTATGAGAAAGTCAATCCAGAACTTGTTAGCAAGTATAGAGAAGTAGCTAGCAAGCATCGTTTTGGTTGGAACAAGAGGTCTCCAAAAGTAGCTGAAGATGTTATTTCTGAAGCTAAAGATGACATTAGTGAACTTCTTGAAACAGCAGAATGAAAAGTTGTCATAGTTTTGCCTAGAAAAGACTGCTAGAAAATGCAAAATTCAGCTCAAAACCTTAGCTTTCAGTATGGAATTGTAGCTTCAGTAGACACGAAAGCTATGACATGCATGCTGAATACAGCTTCTGGACCAAAACAAATACAGATAATGCATGGCGGTGTGACAGTTGTCATGCCAAAAGTCGGTGAAGTATGGACTTTCTATGTCAATGGCCTGACTAGAGTACTGTATGAAAGAAGCAGTATTGAGACTTACGAGTCAGAGCAGTTGATGAATGAAGGCGATGTACTTGTCAGAGCTTCTTCAGATGTAGTTATTGAAGGGAACTACATCAAGATGAAGGATGCTCATGGAGAGTTTTTCAATCAAGTCAATGGCCAGATGAATCCAGACAGAACAGCTTCAAGCAGAATGTACATGGTTAAGTCTGAGACAGATTTAGAATCGATAGATGGAAAGCTTGTCACACCTCCATGTCTTCTAGCAATCGTATCTGGATCGAATGTGACATGGAAAGCTAAGACAGAATGACAGACAATGCAATTCCGAACGATGCTCTAGAAGAGTCGCCAATAGATGCAGACGCATATACTAAGTCTTCTGTGCGAGAAGCTCTTATGATATTTGCAAGACGTTATGACAGCCTTCAGTCAAAATACGATCAAGCTATCTATCAATTAGATCAGCATGACAAGGCGCTAAGTGGTCTTCTAGCTTCTAAGAAGATGTTTGATGCTGCAATGCTGTCAGAGACAGAGCAAGTCTTCTCTTCAATAGACAAGATGGAGAAGCTTGCATTGAAAGACAGACCAGCTAGATTGCTTGCACAAAATGATGTATATGTCTACGACTTGAAAGACAAAAAGTGGAAGAAGCAAGACAGTAATTTCACTTCGGAAACTAATTAAAAGCAATAATTTCACTTCGGAAACTAATTAGTCGAGCCAGCTATTTATTTCACGAAGTAAACAAAAGCTTAATTATATTCTTTCGTAAACGAAATGGTAAAAAATCAAGAAGTAATATTGCATCATGACAGATCTAAAGCATATTGACAGTCAGCTAGACCATCTAGACTTTGACTTTCCACCAGTCTATGGTCCATTCATACTGAAGAAAGACTATATCAGGCATGCAGCAAATCTAGCTTCTACGATCATGGTCCAAGACAATGTCATAGACATGCTGACAGATCAACTCAATCATGCAAACGCTAAGATAGCGAAACTTGAAGCTCGAATTCAGATGGACAAGAACAGATGGCGCGAAGAGGAATAGCTAATTCAGATGCTGAACGCATCATAGAGTCTTTGACACCCGAAATGCTGATCAACGACAGTCTGAAAAGCAAGAAGACTTTTCCATGGGACACTCCATTAGAGTTCTTCGAATCAGACAAATACTGCAACATGCATCTGTATCCGAGACAGCGTCTGATGCTGAAACTGTGGAACTTGCAAGATGACTTCACAGACTATGAGAATCAGACTATCGATAAGTGGTGCAAAGGCTTCAAGAATGACAAGTACAAGTGTGGAATACAGCCTGACATTCGAGAACGAATAGCATATCTTAAGGCTAATGACTATACGCATTTCACTACTATAGTGATAGTAGCTGGAAGACGATTCTCTAAGTCTAGAATGTCGGGTGCTGAAAACTGTCTGGCAGATGCTGAAATGCTATGGCGAGGCATTCCAACAGTCTCATTCAATCAAGACTTGGCAGAAGAACAAGATCAGATAGTCGGTAAAGACTTCTTTCAGAAAGACCCTTTTAACGATCAGCAAGACAATTCTGGAATAGAGCAAGACTCGTCAGTCTACTCGGTCGTAGTAGCTACTACAGCTCAGCAGGCTCAAGAGACTCTGTTTTCAGACTACTACAATGCCGTAATGTCTTGCAAATGGCTCCAGCAATACATTCTGAGAATAACGCCATTTCAGATAGTCTATCAGACTGTAAATGACAAGCTTAAGACATTGCAATATCTTAGCGATGGCATTCCTCTTGAAAAAGAGCTTGCGTCAATGATATCTCGTCCAATCAGTTCGAATTCTAACAGCATCAGAGGTAGGTCCATTTGCAAACTAGCCTATGATGAGGTCTTCTTTGGTCAGGGTGGAGACTCGTTTAGAGCTTCAGACAGAATCATTGGAGCTATCACACCTGCAACACAACGTTTTGGTCGACAGCGTCTTGTCATGTATCCGTCATCCCCATGGACAAGAACAGGAAGAGTATATCAGATATACCTTCAGGGTCAAGTCTACATGGATGAGTATCTTGAACGAGAAGGCAAGACTAAGACTCACAAAAACGTAGTCGAAGCTAATGAACAAGTCGAACAGATGGAACAAGCCTTGGCAGATCCGTCTGTATTCGTATCTCAGCTTGAATCTTGGGAAGTGTACGAAGACTACAAAGACGAAGCTTTCAGACCGACATACTGGTCAGGATGGAGTCCAAAGCTTCTGACAATCCAGAATGAAAAGGGTGAGACAAGGCAGATACAAGCGAATACGAATGCAAAAGTCGGGCAGTATGTCAATGTCGATCAAGAAACAGTCTGATTTTACTTTTGAAACAAAGTAGTATATAATATAATTATCTATTTCAAAAGAAATAGTTAAGAAAGTAAAACAGGAGAATACTTAGATGACTATCAGGTTTGTAGATCGTCATAATGATGGCACGATTTCAGATACAGCGTTCGATGAGATTATGCTGAATCAGAAACGAACTCTGAATTTCAAAGAACTTTAAGAGGCGCTTTCAGATGCTCTTATGTAAAGAATGTGGATATAAAGCAAAGAATTCAAATTCTTTAAAACATCATATGCTGTCACATACTAATCCATGGATAGGACTTGAATGCACTATATGTGGAAAAATGTGTAAGAATCAATTCGGTCTTGATAGACATATGCAGAATAAGCATGATAAGAATATGAATGCTTTAATTGGTTCTTATACAAAAGAACGTTTTGAAGATGACAAATTTAAAGTAAAGCATTCAGAAGCAACTTCTGCTGCCATGCATAGACCAGAAGTTCATGATAAAATGGTTGCAAATCTTACTATTGCAGTCAATAAAGCATATAAAAGACCTGAATATCATGAGCATGTGTCTGAAGCCTCTAAAAGAATGTGGTCAAAAAGGACAGACGCAGAAAAAGTAGAAGTAATAGAAAAGGTTCTTGGTGGAAGGCTGAAATCTATTCATTGCATAAGTAAATCTGGAAATGCAATGATATTAGATTCTAGACTTGAAGAATATTTTGTAAACATTACAAGTGATGATGATTACTTAAAAGAGGTAGACAGGGTTCATGAATGCATTCATTATGATTTTAATGGTATGAAGAAATGGTATATTCCTGATTTTCAATTGATAACTATAGATAATCATCATATACTTATAGAAATAAAATCTTCTTATACTGTTAATGATGAACGAGTTCCATATAAGATAAATGCTTCAATAGATTTTGCTAATTTAAGAGGTTGGTTCTATTTTGTATTGACAGAATATGAATTGCAAATATATTCACAAATGATTAGAAAGGCAATAGAATGTTAACATTCTATAATAACGAGATTAAAAATGATATTTATAAAGATATGCTTTTATCTTGTAATCGTAGAATTGAAGACTTAAAGTATGACGTATATTTAGCAGCAGGATTTTTTAATGAATCTAAGCTTAAAGCTCATGACATGCTTCAGCATCTTCTAGAAGATGAACTTGGTCTGACAGTATTCGTACCAAAACGTGATGCCCCTCAGATTCCAGCTAATCCGACTCAAGCTCAGATGGATGCGAATTTCAATGAAGACGTCAAAGCTATCGAACAGTCTCTGTTCATGGTGGCATCGACAGAAGGACTTGATTCTGGAACGATCTGGGAAGCTGGATATGCATACAAAGCTGGAGTCAAGACATTTGGATATGCTCCGCTTCTTCCTGAAGGTGTCAAGTTCAATCTCATGCTTGCCAATTCTATGCAAGAGGTCTTTCTGAATGACGAAGACTTTTTGAACTATTTCAAGAATGGCAAGCTTCCAGCGAAAGTGCAGGCATTCTGACATTTTTGCTAAAAATCAAAAGTTACGACGTTTATCTCTGTGTTTACGAAAATTCATATATTATTAATTATCCATATATGATACCTCGTAAACACAGAGATATCAAAGAATTACTTCTAGGACATACTGATGACCTTTATAGACTTTGAAAATTATAAGAACAACAGATACGACAATCAAGTCAAGTCTGAAGACTTTGACAATGATCATGCTATCGACAAGATGACTGCGGTCAGCCTGCGATACGAACTAGAAGAGAGAACGTTCGATCTGCTAGACCAAGACTATGTATGTCGCTGGAATGGCAGGCATATGATCAAGTCTCAGAATCTGGCAGAGCATCATGCTCATACAGCTCAGTATCTGATAGCCCTATTCTCTATATTCGAAGTCCCAGAAGACATTCAGCTTGAAGCTCTGAAACGAGCTGTAGTCCATGATCTGCCTGAGACTGAGCTTTGCGACATACCATACCCAGTTCATGTCAAATACCCAGAGATCTCAAATGCGTATGACAAAGCGGAACGAGATGTCTGGCATGACAAGTATCCACTGTATCGGTCCAATGTCAAAAAGGGATCGACCGCATGGCTTCTAGTCAAGATTGCAGATCGTCTAGATCGCATCAACTTCCTATACGATGAGACTCAGCTTGGCAACGATTCTGACTATGTCGTCCAGTCTTTGTCTGATGAGAGAGATGCTGTCGAAGACTTGATTGTTGAGCTTGGAGACAGACTTGAAATGCTTCACAAATAGCTTAGAATGTATATGGTCTATGATATAATAGAATATAGGAAAGGTAATCAAGAGAATACTTTTGATTACCTTTTTCGATTACTTTAGCACATATCAGAATGTAGAAAAGAGCTATCTGTGAAAGATGCTTTCAATCAGACTTTGAAAGTCCAACAGCATGGACAAATCAACGTCAAAGATGTCAAATCTGGCACACCAATCGTATCATTCAACAAGTATCTGATGGCAGAGTCTTCTAACATCACGTATTCTTCTGTCGATGTGTCAGACTTGACAAGACTGTCATTTTACGATGGCACTTCTGTAGTGCTGCCGTCTGACTGGCTTGTCTATGACACTGTTTGGAAAGAGTTCAAGAAAGTCAGAGACGTTTCTAAGAACGATGTTCTGAAGGCATATACTGGCAAGCGAACTGTGTCATCCGTGGAAGATCTTGGTAGAGAGACATTTCAAGACATCGTTTCAGCAAATCACAGAATGTATGTGAATGATATTGCTGTAATGACGCACTGATGTCTTCTGATGAAATTTCGATTTTACTTCTGAATCAAGAATATGATATAATATACTTAATAAGTAAATGATTCAGAAAGTTAATCGAGAGAATACTTAGAATGACATTCTACATAACAGATCCAAAACCTTGCAAAGACGATTTCTATCTGAAGCTTCCAAATCTGAGGCCAGTCGTGAACAAGCATTCAAAAGCTGCAATACATGTGCCAGTATTCGACAAAGACTTTCTGATTGTCAAAGACGATGAGTCAGAAGACCAATATTCGGTCTATGTCAAAGACTCGAACAAGTATCTTGCTACTATCTATGCTTACGCAGATTCATGGCGAATCATTCTAGATCATAAAGACTTTCAGTACGTCGACATATTCTGCGGAAACTTTTCAGAATCTGTCGATTTTGTAGTTGCTATATTCGCACCACTGCTTGGAGATGAACAATGACAGAGCTTGAGAAAAGTCAGAAAAGGCAGCTTGACGCTGCTCAGAAGCTTATCGAATCGTATGACAAACAAGTCAAAGACTTGAAGGCTAAGCTTGCACTGTCAGATTCTAAATTCAAAGCTTTAGCGACTAAGGGCATAGTCTTCAGTTCATATTCTGATCTGAAACGAGCTGCTAATGTCTATCGGTCAAGTACTTCTGGCTTGTGACAGATGACAGTCTAGACATGTACGAACTGAATCTGACTACGAAACAGCTGAAACGAGCATCGTCATATACGATAAAGAGTCTTGCATGATAATCGGGAGAATACTTCTGATATCATCAACAATAACTGAAAACACAAAACTCAATAAGAAGAGAGGGAGCATAGAACTGTTATGGCTAAGCACGCTGGGCGATTCTTGATAAAGACTAGACAAATTGGAAGCTTGTTCTGGCGTACTGAACGCAATCTGTCGAACAGCAGTTTTGACGATTCTGTCAGAATAGCTAGAATGATAGCTGGCAATCCGCATACTGGCAAATACGTCAGAATATACGATACTACTACACTTAAGACAGTATATCGAAATCGAGTTTGTCGAGACAGCATATCTCACTGGTGGGGATGGGACTCGAACTTCATGGAATTCGAGCTGTGGTCTTAACATGGATTTGCAGTCAATAGCTCTGATATTGCTTGCAGTACTGATAGCGTATCTGTTTAGAAATGAAACGAAGTAAACAAGGAGAACACATCATGAGCACTATGATCTATTCTGGAAAGATTAAGTACGACATCTACGTAACACATCCTGAAGACGATGAGTCTAAGACAGTGAAGTTCATTAAAGCTGTTGACGAGTTCAGTGTAGAAGTCGGAATTCAGGGCTTCACACTAGCTTGGATGAAAGACGGCGAATACTCTGAGGAAGACTTCCCGAACTATATGGATGTCAAAGCCTTGCAGTCTGACTCTAAGTCGGAAAAGTCAGACTTGACAGATGTCAAAGATGCTGAGACTGACAAGCCAGAGACTGATTCAGAAGACAGTGGAGAGACTGTTCCAGTGATCTGCAAAGACTGTCTAGACAAGCACATACGTCATGTCGTGCACGAAGAGCTAGCTGGTCATCTCAGCATGTTTGCACTTGATATGTTCGATGCTGTGCATGCTGACGTTTGTGACGAGAACGAAGAAGACTGATGACAGTGCATTCTGACAAGCATTACGATCTGTCTATGTCTACTGACAATATCGGCACATACATAGAGCTGACAAATCCAGAAGACACTTCTGACAGAGTCAGATCTGCATATCTGTCTGCAGAATCGATAGTCGAGATCGCATTCTCGTATCGACAGGGGCAGTCTCAACTCGAATATGCTAAGCGAATGCTTCAGCAAGAGCTGGAAGACACGAAGACAAAGTGCGAGGAGCTTAGCAAGTGCCCTGTCTGCGAGTCAGATCTAGTCATCGACAAACAACAGAACAATGTGACTGGCAATGTCTTGTGGACATGCGTCTGCAGCAAAGACGTCAGTCATGCATCTGTAGCGGCTACTACATCTGAAGAACTGTCTGCTGTATGGGCTGGATTCGTGTCAGCTTGGCATTCTATGCATGCTGCTGCAGAACAAGAACAGTCTGACACAGACAAGTCTGAAAGTTCAGAAAGTGTTGGAGAATGAACATTCTGAAAACGTACGACGGCAGATACGCTAAGTACTCAGACTATGTTCAGGGGTACGCTGTAGCTGGTCATCTGAAGACATTCTTCGACTTCAAGACACTGTCATGGCACATACGTATAGATCCAGTCTTGCATGTCTCTACGACAGATCCAGTGTATGTCTATGACAAAGATCTGACAGACAGAATCATGGCGGTTTCAAAGTACGATTTCGGCAACGAGAAGCAGTTCTTGAATGCTTTGCACAATATCAAGTTCTATGATTCAGAACAAGACTACAGGAACATGGACAGATCGCGATGACAGATGACAAGCTAGTAGATGCTTTGTCTCCACAAGTCAAGAAAGAGACTTTGTCAGAGACAGAGCACTACATTCTGAACGTCGTTAGATATGACACAGAACGTCTGCATGAAGACACGTACAAGATAGAACGCAAAGACAGCATCAAAGACGACAGTGACTGGCCAGACATGACTCAGAACAAGACTCGTGACGGTCTTGCAGTGATGACTCCAGTCTATCACTATCACACTGTCGAAGCATTCAAGAACTACGCAGACATCTTGATGCAAGCTTACAGAGAAGCTGTCAGACTGAAGGAAGCTGTTGACAGAGACATGGCAGAACACAGATGCTGACAGTCATATATGTCATAGCCATATCAGCTATAGCTTGCGTATTCACATACTATGTCATGTCAGATAAGTGACAGAGACTGGACGACAAAAAAGACAATGAACTTCATACTTCTTTGCATAATAGTCATAGCAGTTCTGATGCTAGTGAAGTCTGTGCATCTGAAAGCTCCAAGACCAGTCAAGTCTAAATCTGTAGAAGCAGATCTGAGACCATGCTCTAGATGCCATTCTCAGCCGACATTGCACTGTTCTCATTCTGACTCTACGACTACATACTTGTTATGTTCGTGCGGACGTATAGCATCTGTCAATGGCATGCCTGTACCGTCGAATCTGAAGCTTCTGTATGAGACTTGGAACAAGATACAGTCTGAATACTGACATATGTTGTCTGAGAATCATTCTGATGAATTTTACATTTGAACAAGAATAGTATATAATATAATTATCCTAATCAAACATAAAATGAATCAGAAAGGAACTCTGGATTACTATGAATGACTTCGACAAGTATATAGTACAGCAACGCAAACACCATTTCTGGATTACTGTAGAGACTTCAGCTACAAAGAAGTATGCTGAAGCATATGCAAACGTTGCTGCTACAGAACAGAATCCGACACGAATCATGCAGTTCAGTCAGCGCAAATATGAGACTGTCTTAGCAAACATAGTATCGACACTAGTCTTGATGGTTGTCGCTATCATATCGCATTTCACCCAATGGCCTGAACTTGCAGCAGTCACAGGCATTCTGTTCTTTGCAATGCTGACATACGTTCTGTTTGTCATCTGCTACAGGAAGAATGACGGTCTGTTCTGGTAGAGTACGAAATGAGATTTGACGAACTGTCTAACAGAGATCAAGAACGTATCAGGCTTGCACAAAGACTAGCCTCTATGTCTGAAAGCAATACACGTACACGTCATGGTTGTGTCATTGTCAAAGCTGGCAATGTCATTGCTGCTGGTGTCAATCAGTATCGCAACAATCCGAACTTGTTCGACTTCACTTTAGACAATACAGACTGCATATCTGTACATGCTGAAGAGGCTTGTCTGAAAGCTCTGAGCCATCAAGCTAGACATTGCACAGCATACATTGCTAGACTGAACAGTGCTGACATGACAGCTATGTCAAGACCCTGTGACAGATGCATGAGACAGCTGAAAGATGCTGGAATAGACAAGCTAGTATATACGACATATACTGGCGTAGAGATAGAGAGAATATGATTCCTGACATAACTTTTGCTATCAAATTCATAGTTCTGCTAGCAGTATTCATAGCTGGCTTTTCAGTTGCAATATACGCTTTTGTATCAGTTGTTGCAGCTTTCAGAAAGCTTTTCAATGCTAACAAGAACAAGAACGCTAGATCAGTCAGATCTAATGAAAATGAGAAAGAGAATCTAGAATGAGCATGAGGAACACAGCTGTCTGCAAGCTTTGTGGACATACTGGTCCAAAGACAGAGATGTCTAAGACTAAGAACAATCAGGGCTTCATCAATGGATATGAGCATAAAGATTGCAGCGAATACAAGGCATATCCGACTACAGTAATGCAAGACGGTCTTAGCTATCGCAACTACAATCCGAAAGAGATCTGACATACTATGACACTAGAAGACATGAAGACACTGTCACCTGAAGACTGTATATCGATAGCCGAAGATCTAGTTAGCACAGGTACTGCAGAATACATACAGAAAGCTCATGTGTATGCACTTCTAGCGATAGCTAAAAGCTTGCAGAACAATTCTGACACAGCTCATAGCTTGTGCGTACCATATCATGTCAAATCGCATACAAAAGCAGAGCAGGACATCGAAGAATGAACAAGAAAGACATCAGAAATGCCAAGCATCTGAATCGAGACATGGAGCACGAATACGATCTAGACAGTCCTATGAAACAGTCTAAGTCGTGGTTGCTGTACGCTTTCATAGCATTCGATTCGATATTGGCAAGCATAGCGATCATCATCTTCATGTACTTGTTCTTGGACTGACAGAGCTAGTACAGAAAGACAAAGAGAATGAAGCAAGACAAAGACGTTCTAGAATGACTGACGAATGAAGAGCTAGATGGCTCAGACTTTGTCATCACATCATTCAGTAGAAACCCGATCGAAGTCAAGTTAAGGCTTGACAAGACTACGAACATCGTATCAGCTAGATCTGTCTATGACACAGATGGCAATCTGATGATACAGAACGTCAGGACAGATACGCTGTATCAGTGGATCTGCACAGACGACAAGATTCTGTCTAAACACATCAAGAACGCTCAGTTCGGAAAAGCTGCAGAACAGATCTCTGTTGGCGATGAAGTGCTGTTCTATTCTGACGACGATGACAGTGACAGTCTGACATTTGGTGAAGTGACAGAAGTCGATCCAAAAGGCGAATTGCTGACAGTGGCACCCACAGACAGACACACTCATAGAATGCTAGATGTGTCTACTGCATACTGGATGGAAGTCGACATAGATTGCATATACCATCTGTGGCATTTCGACAAGATCGATATCAAGTCTGGCTTGTATGTGATGAACGATCCAGAAGAAGCTTCGTTGCAGTTCGTATCAGTATGGTATGAGAACAGCAAAGTCAAAGCTGTCAAAGTATCTGTTGAAGATTTGGGCAGCAAGCTCAATGACAAGCCAACGATGCAGTCCAAGTATTTGTTCTTGAAGCCATATGAACTGAAAGAGTTGTTTCAGCAGAATGTTCTGTCTGAAGTCGTAGAACCTGCACGATACATCATAGAAAGCTTTCGATAATGCGTTCACCAGTCAATTGTCGTTATGATGCTGTACGTTGCATAGGGTGCGGCAGATGGTTCTCAGAAACAAACGGAGAATTCGATTCTATGACTAACGAATTTGTCTGTTACGATTGCTTAGACAATATAGATGAAGACAGTGAGGAGTGAGAAAAGATGCATGCTAAGACTAAGATTTCCGCCTCTATGCTAGCATTGGCTATGCTTGTCTCTATGTCAGGCTGCACAGTCTCAGATCAGACTTCATCTGTCTCATACAAGACAGAGATAGTAGAACTGAACGATTCTAGAAAAGTCACTTGTGTGTTTGCCATGTCAGACAGCAAAGTGTCTGGAATGTCATGCGACTGGGTGCATGCTTCTGGTGCAGATCTGGATCCATCAAAGCAATAGACAGAAAGAGACGAATCATGATTCTGATGTCTGCTGAACGACTGCTAGAACTGGTTGTGCTAGTCTTTCTGTACGTCTCAGCGTTTCAATGGCTGATCAGCTATGTTGTGCAAGACTACAGAGACTTCAAGAACCAGACGATTCTGACTAATCAATGCAAATGGTGGCAATTCGTAGAAGACGAATACGGAGATTCTAACTCGATCTTCTTTGTCGTCTAATATGACAAATACTGACAAAATATTGGTATAAAGACAGATCAGAAGATGTCTTCAGGGTTACGACGTTTATCTCTGTGAACCTCTGATATCCTATATGGATAATTTACAATACCAATATTCTCATATTCACAGAGATAAACGTCGTAATTTCATTATGATTTTACATTTGATTCAATATAGTATATAATATACATGTCAGACAAAAAATTAGACATATCGATCCCAACAGGTGACCGATATGGAATCTTCTACGGAGGAGATAATGGAAAAGCTAGCATTCGATCGCTATCGAGTCTTGTCAGGTTCAGATAGCTGGTACAAGAAGACATCGATAGAGTTCTTTGATGAACTGACTTCAGAATATGACATCGTAGTCGAAAGCAGTTTTGGAGCAACGTTCATGAACAGTCCACATGTGAATCTGCATGACAAGACAGTCAGTATTGCATCGTTCATGATGCCGTATGGAGAAGGCGACTATCCAGTCTTCTCATTCGAAGACGGCAATTGCATTCTGCTAGAATACGATGCAATACTGACTGTCAAGCTAGTCATAGACAAAGCTCAGCAAGATGCAGACATAGAACGCATGCTCTATCGAACTGTCTTGCCAGAGTATGTCGATTTCAAGCACTGTCCAGATTGCGATGTCATTCCAGTCAAGACTGGCTACGAGGAGAAAGACACGTCTGACAGCAATACATACTGGTCGATATCTTGTCCGTCATGCCATTTCAGGATAGAGCCGAAAGACATCAAGACTGCAGAATGGTTCTGGAACATGATGTGCGACGTAAGGAAGAACTGAACATGGCATACCCATTGGCATCTATGATAGCTTTGCGTGTTGCAACTAATAACGCTATTAATGCTGTCAAAAGACAGAACGCATCTAGACAGAACGCATCTAAATCGACTGCTGAAAGCTATGACAGGAAGACTCATGCTAGACATGCTTTGCAAAAGCAGTCAAAGCTTTTAGTCGAATCTGTCTATGACATCGAACCGTCTATCAGAAAGCTGTATCTGCTAGATTTCTGTTGCCTACGCGATCCGCATCTTGAAGTCCATGTCATAGGTAAGACAGTCGCATTTCAAGTAAGATGCTGGAACTGCGGAAAGACTAGCTTCATGTTCGATAGTCCAGACAAAGCTGTCAATCAATGGAATGAGATGAACGATGACTGATGACATTGCAATTCAGATTCTGAAAGACAGAACGTGCAGTCAAGAATTCAGAATTCCGTCTGCTTATGACAAGTTCTTGACTTTCATCGGTCTGAAGCTGAAAGACATTGACAGAATCAGTACAAGACTTTTTGCAAATCTAGTCTTGAAAGCATTGAAACGTGTCTCTAAGACAGCTTTGCAAGACTGGAAGGAGGCATTCGATCAAGATTCAGAAGTCAAAGTAGAAGACGTAGTCAAAGTCTTGTCAAATGTCTGTGCAGCTTGTCTGATAGCAGACAGCTCTAACACTGTCAAGATCTATGTCGAAAAGTCTGAGAACATTAGTCTGACTCTGATCAAGAATTGCTGTGACAAGCCAGACATAGACTTCAGACCAGATGCAAAAGGCAATTGGATCATAGAATGCCATAGTTGTGCAAGAAGAATCGAATCTTCAGACACTTTCTTTAGTGCTGTAAAGAAATGGAATGATAGTCTTGTCAAAGATGTCTGAATGCAAACGAAAAGCTAGAGGCATAGAGCATTGCACATTTGTAGGCTGCAAAGAAGAATGTACTGATCACATCTTCTTCTGCAACAAGCATTACGACATTCATAAGAAAGCATTGAAACGAGAGGCGAGAGCTAGAGAAGACAAGAGCAAAGACAAGATCAGAAAAGCTCGATACAGAGCTAAGAACAGAGACAAGATACGAGCTAAGAACAGAGAGCGATACTGGTCTAATCTAGAATCTTCAAGACGATACAACAACTTCTTGTACAACAGAAAGAGACTCAATGAGTACACTTCAGAATCAGAATGAGATGACTTGGGCAGAGATAGCTAGACTGCAGAAGTCAGAAGACTATGTTGACAGATTCGAAGCAGAATTCTATGCATTGCAGAAACGTCTAGTACGTCTAGACAACATGCTGTACTGCTGGCGAAACAATACCTTGAACTTCGAACCGAGCTGCTCTTACAGGAAGTTCAAAGACCAGTTCGATGCAATGCTGAAGTACTACGACATTCTTGTTGACAGAGCAGAAATCGAACACATCGAACTGAATGTGACATACAGATAGAGACATAGCTATGAAACAGAATGAGAACAAGACTGATCGACAGATCTTGGGTACAGACGCAGATATAGAGCTTGCGAACAGAATCAATGCCTGCATAAAGCATCACAATGAGAATGTTGGCAGAATCAAGCATCTTGAGAAAACAATGGATAGCGTTGCTACTGTGTTCGACAAGATCGCATCTGTATTCGATGCTGATACTAAGATACACTCGTACTTCCGCATGAAGATATGGCTGCTTACAGGCTTTGCTGGAACATCATGCATTCTGTCTGCGGCAGCTATACTGATAGCCTTGCTGAAATAGCTAGAATTACGACGTTAATCTCTGTGATTATGAAAATTTTGGTATTATAAATTATCCATATATGATATGAAAGTATCATAGAGATAAACGTCGTAACTCTGAGAACCATCTCTGATTCTTTCTATTATAGAATATGCAAAAGACTGACAGATCTAGCAAAAGTCTGAATCTGATCGATTTTACATGTGATTTATTATGGTATATAATATCATTATACGATCAATATTAAACAGGAAGGCGGAAAGCTATGAAGAAGATGGCTGCTGCAACAGCTGCAGCTATGTGCTTGCTGTCATTGACAGCTTGCAGTCAGAATCAAGCAGTCAGTGCTACTCAAGTCATGAATGCATGCTGGGAACCACTGACGCACAATGTCTACTACAAAGCTGACAAAGACCACGAATTCACTGTACTGTATCAGCGAGATTCAGAAGTGAAAGCTGCTGAAGACGAACTGCAATGCGCTTTTCAAGAACTGCACTTTGATGATTCGACATACAAGACAGATGTACTGAAGCTTGACAGGACTAAGATCAGTTCTGACATCGCTACAGTCAAGATATCTGTTCCTGTCAACAGCAATTCTGCTAGACAGCAGGGGCGAATCATCAAGTTCGAACTGAAAGACTAGCATCATGGTATGGCTTCAATTCAGAAAATGTCATGCTTGTGGAATGCGAGCTGTATATGACGAACAGGAACAGTGCTGGAGATGCTTGAACTGCGACAGGAACTTCAGAGATGGCAAGGCAATTGCTACAGATCATGCAGTCTTGACAGATACGCTGAAATCGTCTGTCAGCAGCAAGACACAGACAACAAACAGATAGAAAAAAAGGAGACAGAATATGTCACAGACAGTCAAAGTGAAAGCTCTTACAGACAAGGCTTTCATACCAGAGCGGAAGCATAAGTTCGATGCAGGTGCAGATCTGCATTCGGCATTTGGAGACTTCGTACTTCCACCAAACACTCCAACGCTAGTCGGTACTGGTCTAGCAGTGCAGATTCCAGAAGGCTATGTTGGCATGGTCTGCCCACGATCAGGACTTGCAGTTCGTGGCGTCACAGTCATGAATGCTCCTGGAATCGTAGACTCTGGCTATCGTGGTGAACTGAAAGTCAATCTAGTCAACTTATCAGACCATCAGATGGAGATCTGCTATGGTGATCGCATCGCTCAGTTGCTGATCGTTCCAGTAGACTATTCAGAATTTGAAGTCGTAGATGAGCTAGATGAGTCTGAAGATGGACGAGGAGAATCTGGACATGGCTCTACTGGTCGCTGACCATGACAGATCATCGTACTCGAAAGTCAAAGAAGCCTATAGAAAGAAAGTGGTGATGACAGCATGAAGAAGAAGCAGCTAGAACGACTGATCGAAGCTATTCAGAACATTCGTGGCATGGATGGAGCTCCTGGTGCTATGGGCCCTATGGGCATCAACGGATCTGATGGCGTCGGTGTCTCGAATCTGTATGCGGATGACAGTGGCAGTCTGAAATGGTGGAAAGACACTGAAGACGTCTGGCATAGAGTCAAGACTCTTGACGTTGAAGATGTGGCAGCTCATCCGTCTAGAATCGAACTGAATTCTGTGCAGCTTGCAGGAGAATTTGATGCGCATTCTTGGTGCATAGCTTATTGTGGCGGGAAGTTGTCTGCATTCGTACGTCTCAGCGACATCGAATTCAAAGACATGCTAAGTTCGAAAGACAAGACAGACTTGTATGTCAAGAAGCTAAGTTGCTATGAGCCAGACAGCGAGCATTGGATCCAGCTTGTCTGGCAAGAACAAGCATTCGTGGCGCCAAACATTCCAAATTGGCAGAAGCAGATCTACAATCGCATCAAGAAGATAGCTCATGTCAATGACAGGGACAGTCAGTGGAAATCGCAGTATCGCTAGCGACACTGACTTTGCTGCTAGTACTGATGCTAGCATTCACAGCAGGACCGACTGCATGGCTGGCAAAGACTGGAAGACCATGTCTAGCAGTCATGTGGCTGGTCTTGTCTGTGGTTGCTGTCATAGTCATATCTGAATTGGCATAGAAACGAGGATTGCATGTTGTTGGGATACGAGAACTATACTGACAAGAATTCAGACGGACATAAGAAGCAGAAGACGTCGGAATATGCTAGAAAATGTCTGAGAGTCAGATCTGCAAGTGACTATCCGCAGTTGGAATGTCTGTACGACTTCATAAAGAGCTCGAACGAATGGATAGCTGGTGGATGCTTCAAGAACTTGTTCTTGGGACAGAGACCGAAAGATCTAGACATGTTCTTTGCTACGAATGAAGCTAGACAGACTAGGATGGCAGAGCTTGCATTGAATGAATACAAGAAAGCATTCCAGTCTGACAAGTCGACTAAGATGAAGAATGACTCGTACAGCATAGACATTGTCAAGTCAGACTATCGCAGTCTTGAAGAAGTCTTGTCTCAGTTCGACTTCACTGTGACTAAGTTCGGTATGAGACTGAATGACAATGGCGAATACGAAGTCGTGTTCCATGAAGACTTCTTCCAAGATTTGATTGCTAAGAAGCTTGTATGCGACAACGACATCTTGTGGCCATTGTCTACGTTCGATAGAATGCTCAGATATTGCAGATATGGATACGCCCCATGCAAAGAGACTAAGAAGAAGCTTGTCAGAGCCATGTACGACCATCTGAAAGAGCATGATTCTGATGTAGAAGACACGATATCGAAAGAGATCAGTCTTGGAATGTACAATGGAGGAGTAGACTGAAAGATGACGAACATCATTCTGAAAGAATGCAGAAAGTGCAAGATCGAACCTGAACTAGTCCATGTCAATGTGCTTGGAAAAGCTGGAAACGAATATCTGTATCGTTGTCCTGAATGCAAGCAAGAAATAGAGTCTCAGACTAGCATTCTCAGAGCAGCAGCTAAATGGAACAGGAGGCAGAAATGACAGACGGTTCATATGAAGACATCAAACCGATGTTTGAAAGCAGTCCAAGCAACGAAGTCGTAGTGATGACTAGAGACAAGCTGGGAGAGATAGTTCAAGCGGCTACAACTGGTCGTTACTATGACTACAAGAATGACAAAGACATTCTAGTCATTCATCAGAAGCCAAAGATTGCTGTGTTCTATAGCTGGCAAAATTCATGGACGTTCGCCAGAGATACGATCTGTAAAGTGTATGGTGTCAGAGCTTCGAATCTGACTATGAGCAGCTATGACATAGACGGCTATGACTGGCATGACGGATTCACAGCGACTTTCATAGCAAGACAGAGAACAGCAGAATACGATCCGACTGTATCTTCGACTCAAAGATACGTCAAATACACAGCAAATGTGAAATTTGATGTGATCAGTCTGAAGTCTTCAGACTGCGCAGATTCAAGATACGATCTAGACATCAAGTATGAAGAGTAGACGCATGAAGACTTCAGCTAGCTATTTGTTTGAGCTTCAGAAAGTCCTTATAGAAAGCAGTCATTTGATTTTGCATTCGATTCAGAATAGTCAATGACATTGTTGACCAGTCAAATGGCAAACTGAAAGGAATGAAAATGAACAGTATGTTTGAAGAAGCTGAAAAGAAGTTTTCCAATGGCATGCATGGTGACGTAGTAGTCATGTCAAAAGACAAATTGAAAGTGCTATTGAAGTTCGCAAAAGCTTTTGATACGTATGACATTGACAATGATGATAGCATCTTAGTCTTAAAATGCAAATCAAAGACTGTGATCTGGCATAGAGACATGCCATCTCAAAATTTTGCTAGAGAAGTTCTATGCAAAGCATATGATTTGTCTGCATCTTCATTAAGATTGACTCTATTTGAACAATCAGGTAAGTCTTTCGAAGCTAGATTTGTATGCAGTGATCGCAAAGACGAGTCTGACAGCTTTGAAGAGTATAAAGCCAGATATAGATATGATGATTTGCGTCCTTGCATCAAAGTTTGGAATCGGAAGACATATGCTATATATGAAGTTGAATGTGAAGACTGAGAATCACACAAAAATTTGCAGTCTTGTAGAAGACTGCGGCTTTCATTGGCAACATAATGCAGAAAGGATTGGCAATGAGTAGAAACATCGAGCATTTGACTATGTCAGACCATCCGTTCAGTAGATGCATCTGGTTCTGGTGGCAGAAGCCCAAGAAGATGTCAGATGAAGACTTCGCCTCTGTACTGTCATCTCTGACAGAACAAGCATTGACACTGAGACAGATTCAAGACATTGTCGGTTCTGGTCTGAGATATGCTAATAAGTTTGCCTGTCAGATCCTCAGAGAAGATAGACTAGATGATTACGCGTATTCAGACCAGACTTTCTACTGGTATGAAGATTTCAGTCAGCTGCTGTTGCCAGAGCCAGATCTAGTCTGTAATCTAGCATCTGATTCGGATCGAGTCAATCATCCAAAGCACTATGCTGCAAACAAGCCATTCGAATGCATAGAGCTTGCTGACAAGTATTCGTTCGCTTTGGGAAACGCTATAAAGTATGCATTCAGATATGAAGACAAAGACAGACCAGTTGAAGACTTGAAGAAAGCTAGCTGGTACATTCGATATGCTATAGATCATGACGATCGGTTCTTGGAACCAATAGACTGGCATGACGAAGATCTGTGCAATTCTTACATCGACATTCTTCAGAATGCAGAGAAGAACAAGAACATGCAGCAGTTCTGGAAGCATTTCAAGAACGGTGAGACAGACTCGTGTCTGAATGATCTTGAACAAAGAATAGCAGAACTGCAGAAAAAGCTTAGTCAAATTCGTTTGCGGTATTGACTAGACTGATAGAAAGCTGCAACTATGACATAAGCGAGCATGACTATGCCAAGATAGTTCAGTTTGGGAATGTCAAGCTTAAAAATCGTCTTTGCATCTCGTCAATAGACAGCATCAGAATAGACAGCGACGAATACGGTTGCAGCTTTGTCTTAGACCTCAGCAAACTATAAGACGGTCATCGTTCAATTTTACATTTGATTATGAGTAGTATATAATATTATTAACCAAATAAATGGTAAAACGAAAGGAATGAAGATGACCGAGCAAGAATTCAATATCAGGTGTTACATATTGCAACTAAGACTGGACAAGAAGACAGACAGTCATTTAGATACTGAGAAAGCTGTAAGCTTCTTGCTAGACAGAGATTCTGAATCAAATTCTGCATTCGTAGGAATAGAATGACGATGCACAAAGACGTATTGCTTAAGAAAGACAACATCTGCACTAGGATCCATGGCATCTATGACAGCACGAAAGCCTATGAAATGTATGTAGACTTGATTAGTCTTGGCTATATTGACTGTGGTGACTTAGCATCAGACTATGGTATTGGAGACTTGCTATAGGCAAGGCTATAGACAGACTTGTTTCAGATGCTTTTCTGTCGATTTTTGCCTTCGATCAGAACAACATATATTGTTAGCAAATCAAAAAAAAATTAAACGTATCGATTCTGACAAGCAATCAGTAGAGCATATTTTAAGGAGCAGATCATGAATAAGCCGAAAGTCAAGCTGGTCGGTCAAGACGGCAACATCTTCAACATTCTAGGCATTGCATCTAGAGCTCTGAAAGAGGCTGGATATGCTGATGAAGCCAAAGAAATGCAGACAGAAGTCTTTGCTTCAGATTCGTATGAAGAGGCTCTTGCTATTGTCTTGCAATATGTAGACGAAGCTGACGATGATGAAGAATGCGAATGTGAAGAATGCTATGAGAATTGATCTATGCAGCAGCAAAAGCATCAGATCATTGTCGAGCTTGTTCTGATTCAGATGAATCTCCTGTAATTTTACATTTTATAAAGAATAGTATATAATATATA